TCATTGTTTGAAACTTTTGGTACAGCAGATGTTCCAGAAGACGGACAAAGATACTGTGCTATGCACCCTAAAGGTTTTGCAGATTTATTTGCAATTACTGAGTTCTCAAGTGCAGACTATGTAGGCGAAGCACAACTACCATATGCTGGTGGTATGACAGCTAAGAACTGGTTATCATTTATGTGGTTTAGTACTTCAGCAATTACTGCTGGTAAAAACTTATGTTATCACACTTCAGCAGTTGGTCTTGGTATCGGTGCTGATGTTTCAACAGAAGTTAACTATGTTCCAGAGAGAGTTTCTCATTTAACCACATCTATGATGTCTATGGGTGCTACTGTCATTGATGACAATGGTGTCTATGAACTCTTAGATAATAATACATAGGAGGATTAAATGGCTTATAATTCCGCTGGTTTATCATTGCAATCAATGAGTTCAGACAAGAGAGTATTCTCTTATACGACAACTGATGCTATTGGTACTGTTAATGACTCTGGTTACTTTAATGATGCTGTAAGTATGATTAGAGTCGGTGATGTTGTTCTAGTCCACGATAGCAATACACCTACACATAATTGGTGTGTTTGCGTATCAAATAATGGCACAGTAGTTGATATGTCAGATGGTACAGCTATTGTACAAACTGATGGCGACTAATTAGGAGTGGGGGGAGAAATCCCCCTAATCTAAATGGCAGTAACAAGTACAACAGCGACCACACCTATTGATGTATGTAATAGAGCTTTAGTTCTTATTGGAGCTTCACCTATGACATCATTTGAAGATGGTACTAATGAAGCACTTGTTGCTGTAAATTTATACGAAGATACAACACGCTCTGCTTTGGTAAATACAAGGTGGAGGTTTGCATCTAATCAATCAATACTTAATAGATTATCAGATGCACCAACTGGAAGATATGATTCAGCTTATGCTATACCTTCTAGTTCAATATATGTTCACACATTAACTGTGAATAAAAGTCCTATACAGTTTGACATCTATGGACGTACTGCATTTTGTGATGCAACAACGAATGATGAAGTTGTAGCAGACTTTAGTTTTAGGCAAACAGAAGTAAACTTTCCATCATATTTTACACAAGCATTAGTATATGAACTTGCTGGACAGTTTGCATTAGGCATAGCTCGTGATGAAGGCTTATCTAATATGATGTTTAATAATGCTAGATTCTATATGCAAAAAGCTAGAACAATGGATAGTCAGCAACAAACAACAAGGAAACTTAATACAAGTAGATTTATAATAGAACGAAGGTCGTAAGCTGATGAAGATTCGTATTCCTCAAAATAACTTTGAGAGAGGTGAAATCAGTCCAGCTATGACAATGCGTACTGATTTAAATACTTATGTTCAAGGTGCAGAAGAAGTACGAAACTTATTCCTTTTAGCAGAAGGTGGTGTCAAAAGAAGAACTGGCTCTGAGTATGTAGCTACGTTACAAGGCACACCAAACTTATCTAATAGACTAGAACAAAGATTAGAACCATTCTTATTTAGTGATGATGAAAGATATATAATGTGTTTTAGTAATGCACGAATAGATATATTTAGAATCAATGCAACAACTGGAGCTATCACTACTTTAACTGCTATTACTCAAGATACATCAAGTAATGCATTACCTTTTACACAAGCAAGACTTGAGCGTATGACTATAACACAAAACGCTGATGTTATGTTTGTTGCTCACCCAGACTTTATGATACGAAAGATAACAAGAACAAGTGCTACTGCATTTGAAGTATCAACCTTTGCATTTGATGAAACAGATAATAATGACGAGAAGTTTCAGCCTTACTTTGCTTTTGCTCCTAGTGGAATGACATTAACACCAAGTGCAACTTCTGGTTCTGGTATTACTCTTACTACATCTGGAAATTATTTTGATGTACAACACGTTAATACAATAATTAGGTATCAAGGAAATGAAATACTTGTTACTGGATTTACAAGTGCAACAGTTGCACAAGGTACTGTAAGAAAAACACTAACTGCTACAACAGCTTCTACTAATTTTGATGAAGCAAGTTATTCTGATTACAGGGGATACCCACAGGCTATTACATTTCACGAAGACAGATTATGGTTAGGTGGTACAATAAGTCAGCCAGATGCTATATGGTCTTCTAAAACTGGTGAATACTTTAACTTTGATGTTGGCTCTGCTGGAGATTCAGATAGTATTCAAATAACAATTAATGTTGGTGAGTTCAATAATATACGTCACCTAACTGCTAATCGTGATTTACAAATCTTTACTACAACTTCTGAATTATATATACCATCATTTGCTGATAAAGGATTAACTCCAACTAATGCACAGATAAGAAGACAAACACCTTATGGTGCTTCTTTTGTAAGACCATTACCATTTGACGGTGCAACTATATATGTAGAAAAAACTGGGAAGACAGTAAGAGAGTTTTTATTTAGTGATACAGAATCTGCGTATGTATCAACTCCTTTATCTTTAATATCATCTCACCTTATAAGCAATCCAACACAAACAGCATCTATTAAAGGTGCCTTTGATAGACCAGAACAATATGCTTTTATTATTAATGATGATGGTTCTATGGCTGTGTTTCATTCTATTCGTAATGAAGAAAAGGCTGGGTTTACTAAGTGGACAACAAATGGAAGATACCATTCAGTAGTTCCTATAGATGATAGAGTGTTTGTTGCTACAGTTAGAAACTTAGGTTCTGGTACAAACAGTTATGTATTAGAAGAGTTAAAGACAACATCTAAATTAGATTGTTCTAAATCATATACAGCTACATCAACTGATAATGGAATATTTACAACATCAACACCTTTTGCAAATGGTGCTTCGTTAGCTGTAGTCGAAGGTAATAACTTTATTGGAACATTTACAATGGGTAGTAATCAGATAAATGTTTCAGCAACAAAGTTAATTAATAATGCAGAGATTGGTTTTAGTTTTACAAGCAGTTTAAAAACTTTACCTATTGATGCAAGCGTAGCTGGTGGTCCACTTACTGGTGAACCAAGAGCAATAACAAGAGTAAACCTTGACTTAATATCTACTTTATCTGTATCAGTTAATGCAATACCACTAATAATCCAGGGGGTTACTGATACTGTTACAAGTAGTGAGATGGTTTTTAATTCGTTTACTGGAAAGAAGGAGTTTAGATTGTTAGGTTATAGTCGTGACCCAAGAGTAGAAATAACACAAACAGCACCATTAGACTTACAAATTAATGGTATGATAGTGGAGGTAGCGTTCTAATGTGTATGCCATCTGCTCCATTAATGATGATGTCAACTATGGCTGGCGTAGCTGGTTCGTTGGCAATGGGTCGTTCTGCTTCAAGGTCTTATGTTCAAGGTGCTATCCGTGATGTAAAGCAAATGCAAAAAGATAAAGAGTTAGCAGACTTGCAAGCTCAAACAGAAATTGCTCAAAGACTTAGTGAGTTTAGTGAAGCTACAGCTTCTAATGTTGTTTCTACAGCAATGATGGGAAGAAATATTACTGACCCATCTATGTTAGCTTTGTTTCAAAAGAACTATGATACTGTACAGCAAGATGTTTCTGCAATGAAACTGCAACACAGAATGAATCAAGAGAAAAGAGATTTAATGATGGAAACTACATTAACTTCTGCTGGTGAAAGAGCAACATATGCAAGACGTAGTTCAGCTCTCAATGCTCTTAATATAGGAACAACTGGTATAATAAAGTATAGAGATATAAAGTAATGGCTATAAAAGTAATGAAAAGAAGAGCCAATGTTCAACCAGTTGGCGTTGTTAAAACAGATACTTTTAATGCAAATGCAAAGTTGGCACAAGATATAGCAAATGCTTCAACAGCAATGATGGGTGTTGCTTATCAACAAGGTATAACAGAAGCTAAACAAAGAGGTATAGAATCTGCACAACAAACACAATTAACTGTTCTTGACCCAGAAGAAGGGTTTGTACAAAAAGTTAATGCTCCAGAATCTTTTGGTCGTATAGCAGAATCATCATTCAATGATACAATGACAAGACGTTATGCTAGTAGTATCAACCATTCTATAAAACAACAGATGGCAAGATTACAGAATGAGCCAGAACTGAGAGCTGACCCTTCTGCATTTAAATTAAAAGCTTCTGGTTTAATAGCAAGTTATGTTGAAAGCTCTGACCCAGCATTTAAAGGAATGGTACAAGATTCTGGAACAGAGTTAATGGCTTCTGCCTTAACTAATGTAACTTTAAATCAACATAAAGATGGATTTAAAAAACTTGCTTATAGAACTGAGAATGAGATTAGAACCAGTCTTGGTGAATTAGTAGCTCTTCTAAAATCAGGTGCAAGTATGTCTGATGTAATGCAAAACTATAATGCTTTAGAACAAGAAATAAATGATTCCAGTTCTTTATTAAGACAAGAACAATACACAAGTTTAATGGACGACCTAACTAATAATGTTCTTCAAGGAGTAATGTCAGCATACTCTAACGGAAAAACTAAAAGTAGAATGAATGAAGTCTTAGGTCTATGGAATAGAAGAGCATATCAAGAAGGTAATATGCCAAAAGAAATACAAGAAGTTATAAATGCATTACCTCAAGATGGGCGTCTTGATAAGATGCACGAAGAAATTAAAAGACATTTAGGAACTATTATAAGTACATCTCAAGTAGCTGGTGGTACAGCAAAGTTTGGTTCAAGTAATTCTGCTAAGATAGTTGATGCAACAATGAGTGGACTTGACAATGATGATGCATTGCAATCTGCTAATAGTGGACAAGGTGGACAGGGTGGACAGGCTACACTTACTAATCCATCAACTGGTGCAATGAATTTCTTTCACCCAAAATATGCACAAGTAGTTAGACAAAATGGTCATATTGGAAATGATATGTCACAATTTGCAGATATGTATATGGCTAATGTTGTTGAAGACCCTACTGGAGAATTAGGATTTGGTCTTTATCAAGTATGGGCGAACCTAGTAGTTAAGCCAGACCCAAGTGGTAGAGGGTTTATTATTAATTCAGCACCTTACAAAAATGCTGGTAACGAAGATTTCCATAAAGCAATGCTGGGTGTTAGACAATATCTTGATATAGATACAAACCCAGAGCAATTTTTAAAAGCTTGGAACTTTTATAATAAAACAAAACAAGATAAAGATGCTTGGACAAATGCATTAGCTACACAACTTGGTGTAGATAAAAATGAAACTGCTGTTAGAAACAGTATAATGTCACAATTAGAAAATCAAAGTATGAGTCCAGAAGAAGCAAGTTTATTTGTTGATGAAGTTATATTATATCAAGCAATGTCTTTCTTTGATGGCACTAATATTTCTACTAAAGATGCAATAAAGAAAATTGCACAGACAGTTAATAATGATTTTAAAGAAGATAGTGCTATTATAAATCCCAATGGGATACCAGCTCATAGTTTTAGAATAGATAAAATAGATAATCCAAATGCTGGTAAAGTAGCTTTTATGGGTTTTGTTGGTGAGTCACCAGAACAATTTGATAAAAAAATTAAAATGCCTTTTCACCAAAGAACAAGGTTTGCATTGCCAACAGTCTTTGATGATATGGGTTTTTCTGGTGGTGCAGATATATTTACTATGGACGTAGAAAGAATAGTTAAAGAAACATTGTTCACAGAAAGTGAACCACCAGTTGATGGTTTAGAAGAAGCTTCATCTTACAAACTTGGGAAAGATATATTTCTTATGCCTAATGTATTTTCAACTGTAGAAAACCCACAGTATTCTGTTTTATTTAAAGACCCAGAATCTGGAGTACTTGAGCCAGTTATAATGAATGGAACTCAAATGGTTTTAAATGTAGAAGATTTTAAAAATCGTCAAGCACATATGGCAAAGATAGGTTTTTCTACAGCTATGAAAGGCTTTAACGCTTCAGATAAAAAGATTCTTGAAGAAAGAAAGGCTGAAATAAAACGACAATCTGATATGGCATTAGGTTCTATTGCTACCTCTGGAATGATAGGTTTAAATCAAAATCTAATGGAAGGTAAAACTTTTGAAGACATAGATTTAAGTTTTGATTTTCCAGATTTATCATTAAATGACGAAGATATATTTGATTTCTTTGAAGACCAACTAGACCAAACAAAAGATTTCTTTCATAGTATGGTTTTTGGTAGACCATCTAAAGTAAAAATAGGTGCTGGTATTAAGTCAGTTCAAAGATTTAACCCAACAAATATAAGATATGTTGATTCCAATAAATGGAAAGGTTCTATTGGAGATGACGGAAGTGGTTTTGAATCTTTTGATGATATGGCAAGTGGCTTTAGAGCTACTGGAATAATATTACAAACATATAATAAATATTATTTTAATCACGAAATGACATTGAAACAAATGATAACGAGATGGGCGCCACCAAGTGAGAATGATACTAAATCATATATAGAATTTATGGAACAAAACACAGGGTTTAGTGCAGATGATGTAATAGACACTGGTGATAATGAAGTTTTGTTTGAAGTTATAAGAGCTATGACAAAGCTTGAGATAGGAGCTACAGCATATTCATCATATACAGATTGGGATTCTGATATAAGAGATGGGTTAAACTCAATATGAGTGTAGGTCAACTTGAAGGTTTATATAAACCAGTACCATTAAGACCAAATTATTTTCCAAGAGGTACAAGAGTATGGGCTGATGACCCAATAGGATTTTGGGGTCAAGTTGGTACAATGTTAAAGTATCAGTACTCTCCAGCCTACGCTACTTTACAAAGCTTAAACTTTGAAACAGACCCAGACTTCAAACCAGAAGACCACATAGATTTTCGATATGAAGACCCTACCTATTTAATGAACGCTCGGTCTGAACAACACCTAGCTTTTATGAGAAGAAATCAAATAAAGCAAAGTCAAATTAAAAAAGATATGCAACAAGTATCTTGGCAAGCTATGTTAGTTGGTGCAATGGCAGACCCATTAACTTGGGCGATACCATTTAGTTTAACTGGCAAAGGTATATATGCTGGAATCAAATCTGGTATGAAAGCTGGGTTTGGTTATGGTGCTGTATCAGAAAGTTTACGTGCGCCCTTTGACCCTACAAATACATCAACAGAAACTTTATTAAACATTGGTGGTAGTACTGTCTTTGGTGGTGCAGTTGGTGGTGCATTTAGAACTCCAAGTGCTATATTAAAATATAGACGTTCTGTAAAAAGAGCAAAGGTAGAGAATGACCAAGCTTTTTCTAAGTTTACTGACGAAGCATTAAATAATCCAGTAAATGAACAAGAGCTTTCTAAACAATATAAAGTTAATATTAAAATTGGACCACAAAAGAAACCAGTTGAAGTTGACCCTAAGTTAAAGTTAAAAGATGATTACGTTGTAGACTCTGCAAGAATTAAAGAAAATTCTGGAGCAACGGGATTTATTCTTCCTTCTTATGAAACCTACTTAACTAAGGTAGATGCTTTAGCACAAAGTATGAAGCTAACACGTAAACAATTTTTAGAAGAATATAAAGGTGCATTACCTACAACAAAAAGACAATTTGAATTAGAAAGAACTAAAGATATTGCAAAGTTTATTGAAGAACCAGCACAGCCAGCAGTGGCTAGAGTTTTAAAAAAAGGTGGGATACCATTTAGTTCTAATGCTTTTGGTCGTGGTAAAAAAGGTGTGTTCTATAAAATGAAAGAAGGTGGTCCAACATTGTTTGAACCTATTAAAGAAGCAGATATAAAAGCAAAACCATATATAGATTCAATCATTGATAGAAAAACAAATACTATAAACATAGATAAAAAATCTATTTTAGAATCTTTTGAACAGAAGAGATGGAGCAAACCAAGAATAAAGGGCGTTAAAAAATTACCAGATGATACATTTAAGACACCACAACAATGGTATAACTTTGTTCTTCACCATCAAATAGCTAAGACTACCACACCTAAAAAACCAAATGAGTCTATTCCAAAATACGAAAACAGAATAAATCGTAAAGCATTAGAGATGACAGAAGATTTTATTCTTAAATCAATGGAAACATTACCTATCAAAGATGAGTTTGATTTAGCATTACCTAATACATTTGGTAACATTGTTACCTCTGGTTATAGAAGAGCTATACAATATGTTGGTCCAAAGTCTGGCAAAAAATTACCACAAGATATTAAAAGACTATTTCATTTATTATTGCAAGACGGAAGTGTTCTTACAAAAGGTATGATGGCTGGTCGTTCAATGCCTAATGGTTCTGTTCTAGCAAATCAAGGACAGATGTGGGGTAGACTTGGCGAATATCATATGAAGTTAGAAAATCTTCATTATCAATTTATTAGAAATTTAAAGAAAGTTGACCCAAATATAGAAGCTCCTCGTGGGTACTTTGGTTATAAGAATAGAGATAAGTTTTGGACTAGACCAGATGGAAAAACATTTGGTGAGTTTTTAGAAAGAGTTACAAAATATTATATAAACAAAGTATCAGATGACAAAATGAGAAGTGTTTCTGATGACATTGATTTAGGTTTTTTAAAATTTGACCCTGTAAAAGAATTTGGTAGAGAGCTTAATAAATACGAACTTAAAGGAGTTGAAGTATTAAAAGAATTTTTTGAAACATATAAGCTCGAAGCTATGAACGCTGATATGTTTACTCAGAATAAACAGTTGCAAGGTATGAGAAACAATATAACAAACTTTGCTGTTCCAAGAGTAAATGAAATGAGAGTTAAGGTTTCAAATGCTGAAAGATTAGGTGGTAAATTTGAAGGTAAACCAACACGATATTGGAAGAAAGCTTTACAAAATGCTGAAGCTGATGAAAAAAGTTTAAGAGAAGAAGTTGGTAAAATAGAATCAAGAATAGAAGCTGGTGAGTTTATGCCACCTTTTGAAGAAAACTATTTTAGTCGTGTGTGGGATAGAGAAAAGATACAGAAATATATGCCACAGTTTAGAAGGCTGGTTGAAAGAACATTTGAAGTTATACCATATAAATTAAAAAGAGATTTAAAAACTGGTGAGATAAGAAAAATAGAATACGGTACAGACTTTGGTAAAGGTAAAGATGGTCAAACGCGTATTGATGAAATGATTGAAGAGATTTTAAATCCTACAACAGTAGAGGATATGTCGGAAGTAATGGCACCTTTACAAGTAGCTGGTTTACATTCAAGAAATCTTATTGCTCCTAACTGGTTTGGATATAAAGCACCAGATGGTACTGTATGGAGAATATCTGACTTTATAAATACTGACCCTATGGACGTAATGCGAAACTATACAGTTCGTGTTGCACCAAAAATAGAATTTAAAAAATTATTAGGTGGTACGGAAAGTCAAGTTCAACAATATATAAAGAACAGAATGAAAGATGAAGGCTTTGAGCCAGAAGAAATTACACAAATTACAACAGATTTTAATGTGGGTTATAGAAGAGAGGTTGGTGCAGTAGTAGATAGACAAGGTGGGGTAGACCAAGAGGTAGCAAATAATTTAAAGGGGTTGGGTACAATTACCTTTTTAAGTGATAGTGGTAGAGCTTCTATTGTTGATGCTGGTAATGTAGTTTTTCAATATGGCTTTCGTCCATATCAACAAGCTATGGAAACTTTTGCAGATAGAGGACAATATAATTTCAATATAGGAAATAGAAAAGCTGGCGAAGGTTTAATGGAAAGGTACAAAGGTGTTGTTGCTCAAAGAATTGTTGATAATTCTACTAGCCACCCAGTAACCCATACTTGGGGTAAAATTAGAGATAAGGCTGTAGATGTTTCTATGGATTTAAATTTGTTAAGACCATTAACAATGTTTATGAAAGAGCTTATTGGTGGCTTTGCACAACACGATATTATAGAAAAGTCTTTAAGATACCAAAGCTTGTCACCAAATGAAAAAGCAAACTTAGCTCGTCATTTTATTGGACAGAAAGAAGCTATGCTTATAGCAAAGAACGCTAAGAAATACCCATTGATGGATAAATTAAAAAGATACCATATGGCTGATTTTGAAAGATGGGACAAAGATGCAACTAAATCTTTTTTAAGAGGTGTAACAACTCATCAAAATATAGGAAGTTTAACTGCAAACTCTGCTGATAAATTTAATTTAGTTGATGGTCAACTGTGGGTAAAGTACAGACCTTTTATGAGAAAATTTGGTTGGACACCAGACCAAACAGTATCTATTGATGGCTCTGAAATGATACGATTTCAAAGTAATTTAATGGCTATACCATTTATGTTTTGGAATTATGGTTTGGCGGCTAATCAAAAAATTTTACAAGCTGGCTTTGACCCAACACGTCCACTTACTCACAGATTATTTGGTGCAAGTATAATGATAGGACTTGGTTACTTTGTTACTTCAATGCGTATGCCAGATTATCTTTGGGATAATATGGGGTACTCAAGAAGAATGGCAAGAGCTGTTCATATGTCTGGTGTTACTGGAATGTACACAGACCTTGCATATATGGCTATACATATGACAAAAGGTGCTGGTTTACAAGGACCACAAAATGAGTTTGCAATGTATAACCCAGACACTTTTGATGCATTTATGGAACCCTTTGGAGCTGGTATTGGTTTAGCTGGTGATTATGGCAGAGGATTTTATACAATGTTTACTGATAGTGTTCCACACGGATTAGCACAGATTCCATATCCCTTACAATACAATATGTTTATTAGAGATGAAGTAAGAGAAATGAGAAGAATGTTGCGTAATATGTAATTTTATGTATATAAGGAAAGTATTATGAGTTTAGATATAAGTGCAGAAACCCCCAGAGTTCAATATACAGTTACTTCGGCTGACTCGACGTTTGATTATGACTTTGAGATATTCCAAGATTCAGACATAAAAGTATTTGTAGACTCAACATTAAAAACTTTAACAACACATTATACAGTTAGTGGAGCTGGTACTACTGGTGGTGGTACAGTTACAATGACAA